ACGGGTGCGGCTTCAATAAATTCGGCCTCATCAACCGTCAACTTTTGGTTTACAGTTGAGCTGTTCGGTTTTTCCGAACTACTCACAAGGTCGTTTAAATTTGCCGTCGCTTCTATTTTGGGCTGTTCTTTGTAGGCCTCGTTTTCTGCGTTTACCGCACTCATCAGCATAAAATCGTCGGTTGGCAATTTTGAGGCGATGTATTTAATGGCTTTTGCCTTATACATCTCCTCGCTCCAATTCGTCCACGCCGAAAATTTGCCCGCCTTTACGGCCTGATTGGTATTTTTTAGCTGGTTTAGCTTCTTTGCGCTGATAAAATCTCTGGTTACGCCGTTCTTATCTCTAGCCCACACCATAGCGCCGAGCAGATTTTCATTTATCCACGCGGCGTCTGTTTCGTTGCGGTCTTTTAGATTGGCTTCAAATATAAATTTTTTGCCGTTTTCATCGACCGTATACTCGAATTTATCGCATTCATAAACGAGCTCGGCGTCTATGTTGTAGCCTGCGCGCTTAGCCAAAATTCGCCAGCCGATGTAGCCTATTTGCAGTTGAGCTTTTTTGACGCCTCTTTCGGAAAAAGGCACGATGTAGGCTTGCTTTTGCTCTTTTACGATAGACAGCCCGACTTGCGCGATTTTAAGCGCGACGCTAAAGACGGACACGGGCTCGCACTCTAAAATGCTTTTATCCATTCCAAGTAAGGTTAAATCGGTTACGAATTTATCCGCCTTGACTTTGCTGCCACCGCTAAGGGCTACTATCTCGCTCATCTTTTGCTCGGCGAATTTTGCCATTAGATTGTTGAAATTCTTTGCCGGACTTTGAGGTTTAGTTTGTTGTAGTTGGTTCATTTTTTGTCCTTTTAAAATTTATGCTATTTGTTCGTAAAACTTCCACGTCGGCAGGCTTAGCGTCTGTATTGCCTCTATTCGCTCGCTTTGCGGCTCAAATTTGGCATATCCCCACCACTCGCCGCGCGCTAGGCAAAGTTTGTAGCGTTCAAGTAGGGCTAGGTAGGTTTTGCGCCCTTGCTCGATCGCGGCATCGTCAAGAGTATAAAAGCCAACCATAAAGGGTTTTTTGGTCTCCACCGCGATAAAAAGGAAGTTATTAACCGTTTTGCCGAGACTTCTTAAAATATCGCCGTAAAA